GTCGATAATTCCACCAAGTGCTTTATTAACTTGCGGAAGCATTATTTTACCAAACCCCGTGCCAACATCTATGGCCTGGGCTTTCATTATCTTGAGTCTATTCGCTACGCTGTCGGATGTTCGCGCAAAGTCGCCCATAGCATCGGTTGATTGCTTCATCACGAGGTCAAGGGTTATTTGTGCATCTGATAGGAGTTTAGCTTGTCCGGTTAAGTCTTCGGTTCCCCTGGCGAGGCGTTGAACCTGGATATCGGCTTCTGATACTTTGGTACCGAGAGAGACAAGGGCGTCGCGTTCACCGAGCATGGCCTTTGTGAGTATCTCGCTTGCCCTGCTCGATCCACCTTGTAAATTATTATAACTTGCAAGGTCAACTGCGAGCTTTTGAACCTTATCGGATAACTCAAGAGCCTGTGAACCTGTCGCGCCGAAACCTTTTAGAAGGTCGCCGGTGCCTGAGAGAAGGCGCTCAGATTCTTGAGTTGAAAGTCCATAATTCTTAGCAAGGTTTTTGGCTGTTAGGTCGGCTTCTTTTCGCACATCGCGGAAAGCTGTGCCAAACTTGGCGCTTGTTTCCTTTGCGTCGCTTGCCATCTTTACGGCGGCTGCACCGAGGGCTAACAATGGAAGGGTGACAAACTTGGTCAAAGTTTTGCCGGTCTTCTCCATCGTCTTGCCAAACTTGATATATTTCTTCTCTGACTTATCTATAGCCTTATCGAACTCGGTGTTATCCCCGAAGATTCGAACCAGCATATCACCAAGGCTATTCATTAAACGTCTCCGTATTTATCGCGGAAAGAATCTTTGACCTTTTCAGACTTGACCTCTTGCTCTTGCTTTTCATCGATTAACCCCTGTTTTCGTAGTTCATCTCGATACGCTTTAAGCTCTGCATGCGTCTTGTTTTTCAACGTGGATTTTCCCAACTTCGTTTTCTGGTACTTAATATCCATCGCGATATTATGGTACATGACAATCTGTCCTATAGTCATTTCCCACAATAAATATTCCTTGGTCGCCCAAGGGAAAAGTAGCGCCATGCTTACAAACAACCGACCCAAGCGTAGGACGCCATCGCCTGGATCGTCACTCAGTTTTTTGAGTACTCCTCCGCGCCGTTATATGAGCGCAAGAGGGTATTCTGTATCGTCTCGGCAAGTTTATTGATCTGTATCGGGTCCGTGTTTTCAAAAAACCATTTTTTGGTCATTTCTGGATGTTTCCACGAACAAAAAAGGCTACAAAGTTCTATCGTTGCGTCGAATGCTTCTTCTGTAGCCTCCCCGCCTTTCTGTACTTCCTCAGCGTCAAAGCCGTTCATTTTCTTCATGAGATCATCTGCCTTAAAGGTGATAGCACAAGGGATATATGAAACGTCAATTTCAAACCCCTTGAGCTTTACTATCACTGGTTCCGGTCTAAGAATGTCGAGGTCTACTACTTCACCCATTAATTAACTCCTGTTAGGCTGGTACGTCGTGCGTTATCCTGAATAATTGCTGTCCGCGTGTCTCAGTTGCGATTGGTTTGGCTTCAATCGATCCGCTGAATATCTGAATTGGGTCTTCATCGTTGTCGTTCTTTGGTGCAAAGTTAATTCCACCGGTCATTGATCCCGATAACAAGTAAAGAACGGTCTGGTTCGTAACCCCACCGATGTACCGGGTGTTGGTCAACTTGAATGCTCTCGGTGTGATAGCCTGGTTCCCCCCACCCCACATTGTTTGTACGCTTGAACTGGTCGAAGACGAAATGGCTCCACACTGGATAGCGGATAGGACCGAAGAATCGTATTCGACAAGTTCGAAGTCAACCTCAAAAGTCTCTCTTGCGATTCCTGGCGATGGGTCCGGTGCGTTCCCTGATTGTGATGTGTATCTATTCACAACGTGTTCGAACCTGGTAACAAGCCCAGCTCCCATATTGACATAAGTTCCGGCTGTTGATGCGCTGGTCTCGATCTTGTAATTACCATAAACAAGCTTGTCATTGTCTACAGTTGTATTTTGATAAATAGGCATTCTATTTCCTCCTTTAGCTTACCGTTGAGGATGCGAAAACTATTCTCACATCAACCGGCGCATTGTAACCTGAATTGTCCGGCTCAGGTATAAGCCCTTGATTCTGTATAAGTGAGGATCTCCCCACGTCAAATCCGTTATTTGTTCCTGCCATCCCGGTGCCTGCGGTCCCATGGAAAACTTCATCAACCACCCGTGCAAGGTCGATAGCAGTCGAAGCCGTCACCGCTCTGCAATTTATCGAATAGGCAATGGATTCCGTGCCGTTGAACCTTCGATTTGAAAGTTCAAAGTAATTGATCGATGGCAAAGTCGAAAGGGCCGAGGCTGAGGGGCGCATGCCATGAAAAATACTATTCGATGTACAGATAGCAGTTACCGCCGATGCTTGTATCATGGTGTAGCCTACGAATTGATACGGTTTCACTTTGGTCTCCGCAAATAATCGCCGAAATATTTCTTCCCGTTCTTTTCTAAAATGGTCAATTCCTTCCCTTTTGCAAGGTCAAGTGCCGGTCGTAGAAAAGGCTGTGCATCCATAAACTTTGTACCGAACTCTACATAAGGTGCATATTCAAGAGCGGTACCAACATATACGGTACTTTCACTTGTTGGTCTTTTTATAACATCATCGGATATTGCCGGTGCTTGAGCTTGTCGTCCTTCGTCTCTTCCCTGGGTGGTAATGCTGCCTTGCAATCTGCCGGTAATCTTGGCTGCAAGTTCCTTCGCTTGCCCCTCGACAATCAACCCGGTTTCAAAGGCGCTTTTGTTCACGACTTTACGCCCTCGAAGCTTTACTGCTGAACCATTCCATTTACCGGTCACTTTTTGTTCAAAACTCATGTGATACGCTCCAAACCAACTATGGTCAATTCCCCCTGGTTGGCTACGTCATCCGGTCGACCTACGATATCGAAGTTTTGCGCCCCATAGACTACCGTTTGGTCATCCTGCGCCCATGTGTATGCAGTGGTTTCTACTGCTAACAAATGGCTTGATGCCAAGGCTACTCTATCGGCAAGGTATGGATTGCTTGCCCCTGCCTGCCATATTGCTGCAAAGGGTAACGTGGTCAAAGTCGTGGTCGTGGTCGTTCCACCCATCCCATCGGGAGTTATCGCCACTCGTCCAACCTGAACCGTCGTCAATTGCAACATGTCCCTAATCATAGCAACCTCACCATATTGAACGGTGTTAGCATGTCCACCAGTTCAGGCGGGTATCCGCTAACATCCGTGCTCGCTGAGTAAGATTCTCCCCACGGTCCAAGGTTCCTACGTGTAACCCCTGGCGTTCGCTTTGGCCGTGAATCGTAATCATAGGCCACCATCAAAGCGGCAACCTGTTTTAATTCATTGGGCCAATCTACCACCGAAACAAGTATTGATCTTCCCGATAGTTCATCAATCACGGTCGCCCCGGTTATCAAGGTCATTACCGAAGTGCTAAAGCTCAATGAGGTCTGGTACCCATCATTCCGGTATGAGTGATAAATATAAACATCATCACCGGCAAGAAAGTTGTAATCGTTCCATGTTATCGAAGCCGTAACCGTTCGCGCGGTCGCGTTGAATGTCAAACCGTCCTGCACGTCAAGACTACTTAGGAAGTAGTTATTCGTCATCCAGGTAATTCTTGCCTGCACAATGGGAATCAAACCACTCGTAGTGATAGTGGCTGCTGAAGCTGAGATATTCGAATAAACTGTCACTTCCGTAGCCGTGAGAATTGGCATTACGCCCCCTTGTAATAGGTTATATTGTAGGATAGGTTCGTTGCAGCCGATGCGGTAAACTGGATCAAGTATTTTGTTGCTGCCGTTTCATCCATAACCCATTCGTTACGTATCAATCCACCGCTACCCGACGAAGTTTGACCAACACCTGTGCTTCCTACTACGTGCGGCTCTAATACCGTCCCCGAACTTGTAACCGTTGGGGTTGATCTAATTCCACCAAGCATAGGGTCAACAGTAGTACTTGATGCTTTATGGTTATTTGAAACGATCACGCTTCCACCTGTCGCGTTAGGTAGCTTGCTCCATGTCCAGGTTCCCGCCCCGCTCGATTCAAGCGACATAGTTAAATGAATATCGCTGGTCGCCGGTTTGGTAATCATGATACTTGAAACTGAACCGCTGGCGAGGGTTTCGGCAAAATTGGCGTTGAACACGATGCCCTCGTGTATCCTTTCGTGAACCGCGTCTATTCCTCGTCGGTCACCGTATACGCCTATTGCTGTTCGCTCCCGTATGAACTCATTACTTGGCATAAGGCCCTCCTATTGCCCCCCGAAGGGGGCTATTTTACTCGGTAGCGCGAGGGGCTTGGAATGCCTCCCACGAAGTAGGCCCGGTGCCAGTTTGCGTAAAGATGATAGTTCCTGCCGAAGTCAAGAATCTTGATCCCTCGAAAGTCTGCCCACCTATCAATACAGTGGTTTCTGTTGCGATAGAGATTGACTTTGCACCTATCCCAAGGTCAGAGAACTCAGTCCCTACACCGAGCGAAATAGTAACGCCTGCGGTCGTGGAAACGTTGTCGCACCTAACCATTAAGCTCTTAAAATCAAGAGCAGATTGAGCTGTGGTATGATTTACTGTCAAAGTCTCAGAACTTGCTACAGCTGCTTTTGCGGCGACGGTCGCGCCAGATATTGTTCCGGTTAAAACGGATAAAGTTGTTGAAGCCATATATTACCTCCTCAACCAGCTGCTTCCGCGAGATAGGCGGTGCACAAGGCGTTAGGTCTAATTACCTTCACACCATATACATAAAGACCTCTCATCGCATCGGCGAAAGTGGTTTGTAATCGAAGCGCTTCTATTTCGGTTATTTGCCCAGCATATGAAATAGCTGCCGGGGTTCCAAACATACATCGATACTGAGTTCCATCTGTAGAAACGTTGTTTGATACCATGAGGTCGAAGCCTGCGAGGTTTCCTACCCAGCCGTTCATTAAAATACCACTGTCGGATATTTTAGGAACTCCAGTAGAAGCAATGGAACCAGTCTCGGCAAGCCAGAGTTTTTGGTGCAACCATGGAGGGATAATACCGAAACGACCTTGAGTCGGTACGTTTTTCTCGGTCAGGTACCGTGCTATATAGGAAATGGTCTCGATGGCATTCCCAGAGGATACCGAAACAGAAGCCCCAGAAGAACCTATATAGGTCGCGCTCCCGGTCACTCCTGCTTGTGCGTAAAGCCCTGCAATAACCTGGTCGATTCCATCGGCAACCGAATAGGCTGCTTCGCTCATAGCTGATGTCATAAGCTTTGGTTTGGTCTGTGCCTTGTCAATATCATCTATGCTGAATGAAAAAGATGTCCCTTGATCGATCAAAAGCGATTTTTGGGCACTGTCCAACGTTGCATAGGTCAAGACGGTACCTTTCGTGTAGGACGCGGTAGCGACCGGCCCCAACTCATTGATATATACGGTGTCACCAAATGCTGATATCTCCGGCTCATAATCTTTGTTTACGACATTCGCGAAAACAAGAGACTTTCTAAGCCGAACAAATAGCTTGGCGGTCCATACTGATGGTATAAAGTTTTGTAAACCCATTTGTTCCTCCTTATTCTTTTATGCGGATATCATGGCATCCAGTTCCCCTTTTTCTTCGGCTGCTATCAATTGGGCTGGTGTCATGTTGGCAAGGTCAACGCTTTCCGCTGGTCCTTTTCCGCTTCCTGGTTTGAATCCTTCGGTTGCAAGTAGCTCGTTACGCGTTTTGTTGATTAGAGCCTCATCGCGCGCCTTTATCTTTTGAAGGTAAAGCTTGCCCTCGTCAACGCTCCCCGGCAAATAATCGTCAATGAAAAAAGCATCAAGGGTCATTTTCTGAGCCTCTTCGACAATCTCTCTTTTGAGCTTGTCCTTTTGACGTGCTGTCTTTTCGCCTTCAAGCTCTTCTCTAATCTCGCGGATCTGCTTTTGCTCCGGTGTTTCCGTTGGATTCAATTCGACTAATCGCGCCGCTACACGGGCTTTTAGATCCTGTTCGTAATTCCCTTCTCTAAAACTTTTGACAGCGGAATTGATCCGTTGGTCAATCGTTGGCTGAATGAGAGCCTTCCCCTCGACTGTATCAAGCCAAGGTTTAACGGTCTCGGCGTTCAATCCGATTTCTTGTGTAGGTGAGATTTCACGCAAGAAACCTGTCACCTCGTCGTTTTCTTTGTTCTCGGTCAACCATTCGCGTACCTCTACCATCGTTAATGCTGCCATCTTGTCTCCTTCCCGCTCTCCGTTGCTGTCCCGGTGCGTTTATCTTGGAATTGTTTATTTTTATTTACGTTGGCCGCTCTCCGTTATTTCCCGGTGCGTCCCTCTTTTTTGGGTCTCCCCATTTTCTTCTTAGGTGCTTCGTGAAGCCTGTTTTCTCTCGACTTGCGCCGATTCTCTCGCGCTTCTAACTTTCTCTGTCTTGCGGTCATCCACTCCCCCTGTAATAGTGCAAAAAAAAGAAGGGCATACAAGCAGAGTCGGCCCGGTATATGGCCATCCCCCTCCAATAGAGAGGGTCTGCGTGTATGCCCTTCAGTTTTCTGATCGGACAACTTTTTGTAATGTCAAAGAACTCTACTTTTTTACATGTTAGTACTCAATATAATATCGGCACTTTGAAAAGTCAAGTTAAATTGAACTTTTTTTCACTTTTCTTTTTTCTTGTATTATTCCTCGACCTCAACCATGTCAGTTTTTCCTAAAAATAGCGACCCTTCGTTGGCGTATTCAGTGTATACGGCATATTTGCCCCTGCCTGAATGCCCACTGCCTTCTATTACCGTGACTTGTCGATCTGCTTGGTCTTCTAAATCATCATCTGCAAACATGTTAAACAAATCTTTAGCTTCTTCAAAAGTGAAGATCATTTCTTTCTCCTTTTCTTTTTAGCCTTCACCGCTTCGTCGTAATCATTGACTAATCCTATCAACGACATAAGCTCTTCCCCCTCCGGTGTATCCGGTTCAGGGTCTTGAATAACTAAGTCATCGATACGTTGAAGGATATAGTCAATTTCGGTCACTCTATTATGTCTCGAATGGTTGAAAGTTGTATGTGAAGGTTGTTATTTTTAAGGTTCAACCTTACGTTTTCTTTTTCAAGGTTATGTTTCAATTGTTTTAATTCGGTATCTTTCTTTTCAAGTTGTTGGCTCTGTGATTCTATAGCGTCTTCGAGAGCTTTACAATTACTCTTCTCTTTTTCAAGTTTATTATTATCTTTGCACAGATCATCCAACATAACTCCACGCTTTACATATCGATCTTTCAACTCGGCATTTTCTTTTTCAAGCTCTTTAATCCTATCGTCTTTTTGCGTTGAACATTGGCAAGTCTTTTGTTTGCTCTTGGGCGTATGCAAGGATTCTTTCCAAGGTAGATCGGTTGTGATGGGGCCATATTTTCGAGTATTTCCTCTGAGACAAAACCATTCTTCGTCATCCATCTTAGGTTCCCGTGGGTATGTATACCACTTTCCATCTTTATCCATAGCAACCCACCGGTCAAGCTTATCCGCAAGCTCTTGAGCCGTTATTCCTTTGGTTGGCATGGTTAGGGATTCTCCCCAGTAGATATCGTCGGTTATCTCAAAGAGATCACCAAGCCGTGATGGTGTCGGTCCTTTTGTCACTGCTTCGGTTTTGTATGCATACCACGTCGATAAGTTCCTCCATTCTTGGTCATTATCTTTTGCAATCGGAGCGTCCAACCTATCCGCTAACTCTTGCCGTGTAATCTTCTCTCGTTTCATTTCGTTCTCCTTCCATTAAATATATCACACTTACCGTTTTTTAGCAAGTGGAAAATGTTCAGTGTCAAAACTACCTTTCCTCACATCCGTCACCTGTCCAGCGCATACGGTAAAAGATATCGATACCTCGCCATAGGTCTTACCTTCAAGCTCGGAGCGTATCCAGGTTAGGTAATCGTCAATCGCGGTGCCGGTTGTGGTAATCATATTGCTTCTACTGCTTTCTTTAGATCGGTAAAATAAATAGGCTGGGTTGCTATCTTTTCAACTAATGTAAGAGCTATTTGCTTGCGTTGTCTCTGGCCGTCGATATACTCTTTTATTTCTTCGATGTATCCAACGTATTCATCATAGAATACCTCTCCAATTAAAGCCTCTTTTAGAGTATCCAACGATTCATTGATATCTTTTTGGGTCATATCTTTTTGATAGCCTCTTTAACTTTCCCGCTCGTACTCTTGCCCCTCGCGTTAAGCCCCTTCTCCCACTCGCTGTAAGGCTGTGGAGCGACAAGCCCCTGCTCTCTTGACCGTCGTATCTGTGGACCGTAGCCCCCAATCTCATAGCGAATGTTACACCGGCAATGGATTCGCTCGGCTGCCGATAGACCTTCCCAAACTGGATAAGGTGCGCGGAATCCACCCGGACCATTGAAGAAACCATCTTCTTTCCTTACTTGCTGATCCATAGCCTGGTGAGTGTCGCGGGTGGCCAGGTCAAGCGTTGAACTCCAAACCGTCCAGCCCTCTACCCCTGCTTGCGCTGCTCGATTGTACGCGTCATCGGTGCCGGCGTTTACCGCTGTCTGTCCCTCGGTGCGTAATATCCTCATAGCCTTGTAATTGGTCGTGTTCAAGGCCTTCTTCAAGTCTTTCATCATCTTGGGGTAGCTCTTGCCGATAGATAGCCCATCGTTTAAAGCTGAGCGAACAATTACCCTGGCCTCTGGTCCGTACCGTTCAAGACTGATCTTGACGTACTCGCTGGCTAAACTTTCAAGCACAACGTCCGGATTCAACACGCCCCAAGCTACCCGCACCTCTGCCGCGCTATCCATTGCCCACGCGCTGCGAAAGAAGGCTGCGTTATATTGCTCCGGTCGCATCCTGGCAAGCTGGCCCTTGGTCTTGGTGATAGCCGGTGCCATTGTATCCATCAACTGCCGTTCCATGGACGTATAGCGGTTGTACTGCGTCATCTGCGCCCTTGTTAGGACACCATCGACGGCGTATTTGTCGTAAATCTTAGCCATCTCGACACGCATGTTGTTGAGGGAATCACGCCAAACACCGGCAATCCTTCGCTCGTATTCGCGCTCCTTTCTGAGTAGTTCGGCTTTGACTATCTTTTCGTAATAGCTTAATTCTGGCATATCTTAGCGAACTCTTGCGCTGTTATTCGTTCTCGTTTCATCACATCACCTCTATAAATGCGCGGTCTTTATCGGCTTGAGCGTCAAGGGCTTCGGCTATCGCTTCAATTGCTTCTTCTTCACTTCATATTCTGCCTTGTCCATAGTAACTCCTTTCCTCAAATATACACGCACCAAAACAAAATTGCAAGCTATTTCATGTAATATTGGTGAATAGGATGTTTTAACTCTTTGCCGTTTTTAGTCTGGCATAGAAGATCGTTCCAATCCATAATATCATACTTGCTGAACGCCTTTTTATAGCACGATCCATCACCTACCATGTCAATTCTACGCACTACCTTCGATGCTCTCCTTTTGGCTAACTTTCTACCAGGGCCGTTATCGGTAAAGCCTGGTGTATGTTTATAGCTGCGGCTCATCTTTTACCTCTGGCGGTGGGATTGTCTCAATATCTGGCATCATTGCGTCAAAATCCTCTTTCTGCCTGGCAAGTTCAACCTCAACGTCTGGAATCAAATCGTCTGGCATCGAGTCGGCAATTAGCCAAGAGCTGAACCCGGTTTCCTTCATGATCTTCGCGGTCTCGGCAAAGTCTTTTGTGTTAAGTGGTGCGTTCCGCTTGTGGCTAATCGTTATGTCGTAGATAGGTCGGACAACTCTACCGGTCTGTTCATAAATGGTATTGATAAGCGATAGACGGTCATAAAGTCCTGTATCAAAGTCGGCTTCCGCACTTGCAACCACGTTTTCAAAGTCGAACATAAGCCGTTGGACTGCTATGCCTGCAAGGTCTTGCTTGTCTGAAAAGTCCGGTATGTGTGATTGTGAGTGGATCTCTCCCTTGATTAAGGTTGTCATAAACCCAATAAAATCTGTTGGGATATCTTTGGTCAAGAAGGATACCGCATCTTTGTCTGGCAATTGTTCGAATACCCTGCGCCTCTTGATAAGTTGCAGCGCTCGATTTATTGCTCCCGGCTCTTTATTCTTTGAAGGGTCACCAAGTGACATTTTCACAAGTAGAAGGTAAGCATGGGCGAATCGGTCGAACTCGTTCATCCCATCACTTACAAGAAGATCATAATCATCAATCAACGGTATAACAGGCTGGATTATCCCTATCATGTCGTCACCGAAATAGTAGGGTACAATTGGAATGGCTTTAAAGAAGTTCGGTGCTGTCCCGGTGGTCGTAAGTCTCCACTTGCCTTCATCGTCTCGCTTCCGATCATAAGTGTCCACTCGGTCTTTGTAATATACCTCGACCTTGTAATAGTTATCCTCCATTCGAAAATAGCGAATACCCATCTTTTTCTTGGGTTCCGGTGAATAGTCGTAAATCAAGATAATCTCTTGTGGGTCTGCTGGAAAGAATCGAGGCTCAGCCTTTCGCGGAAGGTCTTTACCTTGTACACTGTCAATATACATTAACTCATAGGCCACCCCATAGATACCGGTGTTCCTTCCCGCGCGAGAGGTCTTTAAATGCTCGGTGTTAAGGTTAAAGGTATCCTGCAATTGTGCCATGTACTGCTCATCGTCGGCTTTGTAGGTAATATATCGGGGTCGATAAGCGTACCCGGTGAAGGTGTTAACTATCTTCCTGCCATATCCAACCGGCGTGCGGTTATCGGGGTTGTTTGGGTCCGGTGCCTTCTTCTTGGTAATTGTTTCATTCTCGACCTTGTAATAGTGCCGTAGTTTATCGAATACGGGTTTTGCTTCCCTTTCGTGGTTATCAATAAACCCCAGAATATCATCGGCGCTCAGAGTATCTTTTTTAGTCTTTTGTATGTGCATTTATGCCCTCCTTATAATCAATCAATTTCTCACCACACCAAGGGCAATGTGTCCAGCTTTGAATAGTAAACGCATGAATAGGCTTGTTTTGGTCCTCGCTATTCTCATACATGTATTGGAAAGTTACCTCGTAAATCCATATACAAGACTTATTGATAGCACCTGGGCATACTTTGGTGAAGTAGGCTTTTATCTTCTCTATCTCACCATCCTGCAAAGGCTTCTTTCTACCGCTTGATTTTAGTATGTACTCGGTTATTTCAGCTATCATTCTTCTACCCACTCTACCCAGTGCATTATTTGGTCTGTCCAGTGGTACCGATGTATAAACAAGTAACCACCCTTGAAAGTCTCATCTTCTGGTATAGCCTGCAAACATCCGTTCATGCACTTCCAATGACCTTTTGGCTCTTCTACCTTTACCCAACCACCGCAAACCAGGTTGTAGAATGGGCATACGTTCCTTCTACATACTCCTCTAATAGCGCAACTGTCTTCTTTTGGATCAAACCGATATTTAACGCCCTTGTAAACTGTTGTTATTTCAAGCATCATTTACTCCTCGTCAAGAATTTGTACTGCTTTTTCTATAATGCGGACACATAAACCATCATAAGCAGCATCACGAGCATCAGCATCACGAGCAGCAGCATAAACAGCAGAAGCATCACGAGCATCAGCAGCATAAACAGCAGAAGCATCACGAGCATCAGCATAAGCAGCAGAAGCATCAGCAGCATAAGCAGCAGAAGCAGCATAAACAGCAGAAGCATCAGCAGCATAAGCAGCAGCAGCAGCAGCAGCACGAGCAGCAGCATAAACAGCAGCATAAACAGCAGCATCAGCAGCATCAGCAGCAGCAGCAGCATCAGCAGCATAAACAGCAGAAGCATCAGCAGCAGCCCTATTTTCTTCGGTTGGGTTGCTTAAATGATTCTCGGCTGCCTCAATAGCTTTCCTTGGTCTTTTATCATCAGGGTATTCGTCTTCAAATAAATGCAGCACTTTTCTTGCTGAAAAAATGGCTATTTCAAGGCATTGCTCTTTTGTCATCAAGTTAGTAAACAGCCATCTGGCATTTGAAGGGTTGTTTGCATTTACTTCAAGCAACAACGCTTTTAAATCTTCTGGTCGCTCTTTCTCACAGTACCAATACCATCCAGATCGGCAGGGCTTCAACGCTCTAATTTGTTTCTTCGTTACCTTCATCCTTTTCTCCTTTAAAAAATACACCCATTTTGCAATAGCTCTTTTCTGTCTTACTGAAAACATATTGGGTTACCTCTACCCTAAATATACCAAACCCATAAATAAATGTCAACTATAATCCAATATCGCTCGCATCCCATTCCGCAACCGTCCCGCGCCACTGTCCCCAAATATGCTCGGTAGCGTACCTCAGTGCTGCTATACCGTCGTCGTTGAGTTCTACAAAGTCGTCGATAGCCTCGCCGTCTTTATCCTCTTTGCGCTTGAATGTTTGAATCTCTCGTGCAAGCTGAGGGCATCTACTGGCGTGTATGTGTAAGGTAGCGGAACAAAGGAAGTCAACGCCAAACCGTAGCGATCCCTTGCCCTTTTTGGCCGGTTCTACCCTGTACCCTGATTGTTGCCATTCTGCTATGCGATCCGCGGAAGCAGTATCAGCGGTTATATCCCATGAGTATAAATCGTCACCGAAATAGTTAGAAGCATCTTCCATGAATTGCCTGTTTGTCCTACCTTTTACGTGAAGTTCGTCGAAGGCGTAGACTTCTCCATCCTTAAAACCTAACCGCTCGATTGCCGAAGCGTGAGCAAACCCGAAGTCCATTCCTTGACATACGTTTTCAAGGTCATCCTCGGTATAGTCGAAATCCTCAATAACATAATTGGTGAATACAACGTTTCCATAAACTCCCCATTCTCCGAGTACATAAACAGACTTGAAATAAGGGTCGGTTATCCCTTCAAGCGTTTCTATCGTCTCTTTGTCGAGATATTTGTTATCTTTGTAAGTCGAATGGTGGGTGATCGTATCGTGTTCTTCTCGGTCGAAGAATCGCTTCTTTATCCAGTGCTGCGCCCAAATCGGATTGAGCGTCATGGTTATCTGTTTTTTGTACGGTGTAATCCCTCGAAGTCTTAGGTCAAGCTGTTGGAAGTCGGATTCCGTTATCTCGCTGGCTTCCTCTATCCAAATGTCTGTTATCCCATAGATAGACTTTAGCTTTTCAACATCATCTAACCCGGTAAAAAGTATCTCATTGCCGTTGGCTGTACAGGTTATCTGTAAATCAGTCTTATTGATCTTGAAAAGGTCGGTCATGTTCCACATTGAGATGATGGCTTGCAACAGGTCCCAAACTGAATGCTTCAAGGTCTTGCCAACCTTGCGAACAACCAAATACCGATGCCCTGTCTCTGCCAGCATCTTATAGAGTACCTTCTCGGCTGTATCGAATGACTTGCCGCTCGAAGCTCCACCTATGATGATATTTTTACGGTGTTCGTCCCATAGCAAATGGGTAAACGCCGGGTTCATTGTCTCCGGTACACCGGAGAGGTTAATCGTCGGCATCTTCAACCGGTGGTTTAGCTGGTATCACTTTGTATACTACGTCAATCTTTTGGTCAATGTCGATCTGATCCCCATAGCCGCGATCTTTGCCTTTTTTGGACAGGTACCATTTCGCGCTCTGATCGCTGCCTCCTTTGATATCCTTCACGATGGTACTTTCGGCAAGGTCTAAAATAGTTTCCTTTTCATCCGCGTAGGCTGCTAACGTACTTTTCCATTTCTGTACCGATTTGTCGGCTGTGGCCCATTTGCATCCTAACCGTTGGGCGATAGCTGAAACGATCCCACCGCTACCCTTGATGGCAGTGAGAACGTCTTTTTCTGTGAATCTGTTATGCTTACCCATTTCTATTTTTGCACTTTAAAATGGTATCCCATCGTTGAATTGGCTTCTCGGTCGGTCTCTCGCTGCGGCCATTTGCGATATATTACCCCTTCTACCTATTGCCCTTAGCTTTGCTTTGGTCGGTTTAATCGATAGCGTTCCTTTACCTGTTCTTAAACTCATCTGCCCTCCTTATCGAGTATTTGCGCTGATCTTCGAACCATTCGCGATAGAAAGCATATAATTCTTCGCTCTCTTGAATGACTAATTGCTCTACACAATTCGACGATCTCATGTTACTCGATCCGCTTATAATAATAAAGTACGGTCCAATTGTCAATAAAGTAATCTTTGTGTGATTACGAATAATGATAATATCGGCTTCCTTGGTCTCTTTTATGAGATATGGGATTAATCGGTTCTTTTCGTGAGAATAGAAATAATTCGACAAAATGATAGTAAGGTTGTCAATATAGCCATCTTCTACCAATCCTCCCAAACTGTCGGCGTTCTCTTGTGATAGGCTCAGGGTGGACAAATAACACTCTGAGGCTGTCGCGTTCTTCTTTACAAGCAAGGCTTCAAGAAACTCACCGAATATAAAATTGCCGGGTACAATGGTATGAATCTCTTCACCTTTGGAAAGCGATATCTTTTCGACCAATTTCTCCGCGTTCTCGTACTTGACCGATATTGGCTTTTTAGGCATCTTTGGCTTGAGAATATAATCCTTCTCTCGGCTGGTATCGTCGATCCAATCGAAGTCAACCGGGTTAAAATCAAGCTCGGTACTGTCACCGTCAAGAAAGTCCTCGAAGTTTATAATATCATCAAACATTGCATCCATCCTTAAAAATCGTATTCCATCGTCACGGCTGCTCCGCCTTGCTCATCGGTAGGTGTAAACCCTGCGCTTTCGTAAAAAGATACCATGGCCTCCCCTGCCTCTTCCACGACTATCCCTGCGGCGTGTATCTTGTCCTCTGGCCAATGCGGATGTTTCATTTGAGCCTTGCTTAGTTCAAGAAGTATTGAGTCGATAACTTTAGAGGTTGTCATGCTCATTTAATAATCGCACCCACCACCGTCTATATAGGTATTGGAAGAATCGCTTTCTCTGGGTAACTCCTTGCCTATAAGTATCGCTGCTTCTGCTACACTCATACTACCCTTTCGGACCTTTTCTAACAACTCGACAATTTCTCTTGATTCCATGTTTTTCTCCTTTCTTTGCCACCCATCGTATAATATGCCATCGTAATATAAAACCTTTTTTTCTATTCCCTCTGGATTATCAGGGGCTTTCCTTTGTTTCGTTTGTAACCCGCACATTTGGCGAATATTAACCGGCATTCCATGTATAACCATGTTAGTATTGCAACCGTCAATATAAGGGCCGTTCGATAGTTCAAGGTATGGAATATCTGCTAAATTAACAAATGAGTCAACATCATCCTTTAATTCTGCGAACCTGATAGAATCCACGCCAATGCTCTTGCCAAAACGTATATACTCCACGATCTCTTCCCAACCGTCGATATATCCAGCGATGCAATTGCAATTTAGCCGAACGGTTGCGCCATTTTTATGCAAGGTTTTAATGCTTTCCTCCAAGCCGTGCAACCATATCCCGGTTATTTCATGGTTGTCCTTGGCATGGTAATGATGCATCGAAATATTAACGCCCTTTATGCCAGTTAGATTATCTTCGATAAACTCGGGGGTAAGCTTTGACCCGTTGGTAGTAATCCATACGTTTTTACCGGCACTATTAAGGGTTTTTATCAAGGGGGCGATATCTTTGTATAGTGTCGGCTCTCCACCTAATAGAAGTAGATTAGTAGCCCCATGTTGTAGCGCGGCGCATGCGATTGATTGCCAAGATGCTTTTTCTGAGGGATGATACCCGCTGTTTTCAATACACCATTTACATGTACCGTTACAACTTTCGATTAAATTGATTTCAAGCCAATCAGGGAATGCTCCCCCGCAAAAGTTTCTTTTATTCGGTTTCATTCCTCTACCTCCAGCATTACGCAATCGTAGGGGTGGTATCTACGTTCTCCATCAGAAGTCACAATGCTTACCCAGCAAGCATCCCCTGGAAAGAACTCTACCCAGGTGACTTTACGTGATCCAAACAAACACAGAATGACATCACCCTTCTTAATCTTTCCCACATTAGTGGCAATCCACTTTTTAACCTTGGGCTTGAGCCATGAAGCTGGCACTGGTCTTGGTCTTGTGCGCGGTTCGCAACAATCGAGCATAATATATGACCTTCCCTTATATTCATGTTCGAATACTTCACCCTCATCCATTACCGCGTCAATCTCGCTAATCGTTAGGTCTGGTCTTAGTTCGTCCATCATCCTTCCTCTTTGGAATAGTCCTCGAAGTCTTTTTTTGGTGAAAACCAATCGTTCTTTACAATGTGCCCTATCTCGCTAACCGAAGAATGGCTATGTTTTATTCGTATAGTTTTACCTCTGATTAACCTTTTATAACACCTAATGGCGTCAACGTCTCTCGAATAGCTACCAAGTCCTTTTGGTTAAGCATCACCGTATCGATATCTTTGTAGGCTCCGGCTGCTTCGTCAAGGTCTTTTTCGGTCCGTATCGAATGAATAATACCCTTGTTTTCCATGGCCTTTACTTCGTCATCAAACGATAATGTTCGGATTGCTTCCTTTCTCCCCATCTTTCGCCCTGCGCCATGTGAGCATGATTGAAAACTATCATCACACCCTAAACCATCGGTGATATAGCTCTTTGTGCCTTGTGAACCTGGTATAATACCTATTTCTCCATATCGTGCCCGTGTTGCCCCTTTACGGTGTACCAGAACGTTTTTGCCAAAGTGAGATTCAAAGGCTGCATAGTTATGATGGATATTTATAGTTTCTTGAACGTTTCCCAAAACTGATATCACCCTTTCCAACATTATCGAACGGTTGGCTTGTGCGAATTGCAAGGCGTAGTTCATAGCCTCGAGATATTCCTTAGCTTCTTTGGTCTCGATTGGAAGAAAGGCGAGCTCCATGTCTGGGATATTGGAATACCACCGTTCACATAAGGTTTTCGCTTTTGCGTGATATTCTTTGGCTATTTTAAGCCCAAAGTTACGCGATCCCGAATGTATCATTACCCATAGTCTATCCTGTGAGTCTTCTTGAATCTCTATAAAATGATTACCTCCTCCAAGCGTACCGAGTTGTTTTCTTGCTGCGTTAAGTTCTTGCTGGATGATTGGAATATCAGGTGCATAATCAAAACCATCCCAAATGATATTGTTTTCTTGGTGAGAGAATCCAACCGGTATTTTTTGCCTTATGTCATCCATTGCATGCTTTAGCGCATTAGTAGAAATACCCTCTAAATAAAACCTTGAAGCTATCATACCGCAACCAATATCCACCCCTACTGCATTCGGAATAACAACCCCTTGGGTAGCAATCACCCCGCCGATAGGCATACCGTATCCTCGATGTGCATCCGGCATAATGGCTACATGCTTATAGAGAAAAGGAAGGTTTGCAAGGTTACGAGTTTGCGCCATTGCTCCGTCTTCAATCTCGTCAAGCCACATCTTGATAGGCTTATTTTCGGTCAACACAACTTTCATACCGCTCTCCTTAAACTTAGTCTATCAATAGTTTAATCATACTCGCCCATAATGTCAAGTTATAGGCGGTATATTTACTCGATTATCAAAGAATCACCGGGGCGTGAGTTGATATCACAGCCTGTGGATTTTACAATGTCCTCCTTTTATTCATCGGTCTTGCCTGTGTACCGCGATTGATACTTGGCGAAAATCTCTGAAGCTCTTTCGTTTGTTACTTCTTCCCTGCTTTTAAAATCCTTGGCGTGTTTGATAAGTTTCGTAAGTCTCACCATGTTAGCATCAAGGTCCACAGGAGTGGCTCGTGCCATAGTACCATCACATTGTACGCACTTATCCCCGGTATGGTCGATATCGTCGGATGAGGTACCGGTTACAGTGCATTTGTTGCATTTCCACTGTTTTAAAAGTCGATCCATGTAAACGGGTAGGTCGACCGCTGGATTAGCTGTTTCGATGAAAAGAAGGTTCCCGTCTGCTTTTTCGACGATAAATGCTCCTACTGTTGCAAGGTATTTCTCGCTAACCTTAGCTCTCTTGCCCCTATCATATCCACCCGGCATATTAAGCCCTTGGTGTTTGATAACTTCATCTATATCGGCTGGTGGTATCTCTGGCATTATCCCACTATCAAGGCTCCATACCGGTTGACATCCAAGCCTCCAAGCTGACATAAAATTTTTCTTGTAATACAAATGTATAGGATGGGTGGGGATTCCGTTGTTGGAAAGAATGTTTTTTTCATCTTCAACATACTTGTACTCATCTTTGGTCCATTCTTTTGTTTCATCGTCCACCCTCCACGTGGTGAATCGAGTCTTGCCACCAGGGAAACCAAAGTCACAGCCTGCGGTGAAAATGTTCCCGTATCCAAGCGCCCCGGCAATAAGCAGCTGACAAGGTGGAGAGCAAGCAAATTGCATAACCGAACTCTTTATCAAGGTATGAAAAACTGCGTTGTCTTTGAATCCGCCCCTTTTACAAAACATAAACCTCTGTATGTCTCGGTGAAAGGTTCCATTCTGTCCAATGTCTTGCATGAAAAGAACGATATCATTCGGCCAACTCGACACCAAGTCGGGCCATACTCCAGGCTGCATGACAAGGACCGTTTTTGTCTTGCTCCAATCAATCCCCTCAAGCTCCTTTTGTGTACAGAAAGGATCTAAAGCTACAATGTGCGTAGGTTCAATCCCGAGATGCATCAAGGTAACTGCATGTGAAGTAGTACAGAGTATCCCGCCCTTCCAGTCTTTCAACTTGGGGATAACCGCGTCAAGGCTCGGGCCCGATCCGATAATCATCGCGGCTTTTCCGTCGTGTCTTTCTGCGTCTACCAGGTCCTTGACGTGCGGCAAAAGTACATTGTCCTTGTCCATCAAATAAGGCCTATTGACTACCGAGTTGTGTATTTCATGTGCTTGTTGGTGTTGCCGTGTCCCTTGGTTGTATGTGTTTGAGTCGCTTCTAACGCTCGATTCATTATTCATTTTTCCACCCCGCTGCATAATCGTAATAGGCTTCTGCCCCTTCCGTGCCTTTTTGCACGTACTTTTTAAATATCACCTCGGCAAGTTCAAACTCTTCCAAAGTGTCAACGTCCTGATCTTCCCAACCAGGTACTTCGATGCAATAACCCTCCGTGGATGCATCTTCCAACCTGTTTAATGCCCCATCGTCAATGTCTGCGTCAAGATCACTTCCATTAAACGCATTGAACTCAACATAGTTTCTCGGTGTATCAATTCCCCAACCTGGGCCACCGAAACAATACTGCCCCGGATTTTTTGAGAAAAGCACCATTTTCGTTTTCCACGGATGGATCTTTTTAAAGACAACCACTTCACGTTGTGGAATGACTGGCCCTAAAGTTACAAGTCCCAAGTGGTTGTACATTCGTAGCGCTCGGTCGAACTCTTCAGGTTCCCTACATGGCTGAGTGGGTAGAATAGTAAGTACCGTATCAAAAGAAGGGTACTTTTTTTCTAACACTTCGATAGCATGGGCAAAGGGCCTCCTTGCCGAAGCCTCATTCGCGTCTGGCCAATCTGGCCGGCGTATTATATCAGCCCCATATTTTCTACCTACTGCTTCGATCTCATCGTCGTCGGTGGTCAATACCGT